CGCGCGCCGCCGCGCAAGCTCGGCTTGGCTTGCCTTGCCCGCGCCAGGCAAGACGTGTTGCGCGCCGGCCGGCGTCGCCTCGATCGACCCGCCGAGAATAAACGGCCCGACGCGCGCGCCCGGCTGCGCCTTGCCGACAATCTCGGCGATCATGTTGTCCTGTCTTTTGGCCGGCACGCCCTTGGCCGTCCAGATCGCGCGCAGTTCGCGTTCGATGTAGTCGTTTGACATTTGTCTTAAGCCTCCACCTTTTCGCGCGCCTCGACCGACCAGACCAACTCGCCGGCGCGACGCGGCGCAGGCTTCGCCGTGAACACGCCGGCCAGCAGTTCAAGGCCGGCCGCTTGCGCATGATCGCGCACGCACGCAAGGTTGTTCGGCTTCGCCGGCGACGATCCCGCGCCCGGCCAGCGGTAGAGCTCCCACCAGATGCCGTCGACCTTCACGACGCGCGAGACGTGATACCAGCGCAGAGCGCGCGGGCTTGATGAGTTGGTGTAGTAGGTGACCGCCCAATGAGCGGTAGCGGTGTCGGAGACGTCCTTAAACGGATGTTGCGGCATGTTCATTCCTTCGGGTTGTTCGCCTCTGCAAAGGCGCGGCGGTATCGCCGATCATGCCGCCGGCGCGCCGGCGGCATGGGCTGCGGCACCTATGAGCAGGTCGCGACGGCGCGCCGGCGCAATTCGCGATAAATCAAATCGCTGACGTAGCAGTTGTGATCGGGAAGCTGTCGGTCGCTGCCGCGATCAAGATGCGGCGCGCGGCCGTCGCCTGCGACGATCTTGAAACCCGCCGGATCGAGCCCGAAGCGTTCACAGGTGCGCGAGAAGGCGCGGCGGTAGAAGGCTTCGGAGTATTCGCGAGAGCAGAAAACATAGTCCGCCATGAAGTGGACGAGCTCGGCCTTAAACGATGGCTGCAAATCCTGTTCGGCTTCGACGGTCCCGCCGCTGCCGGCCGTGCCGCGCGTCTTGGCGAAGGTCGCCGAGCCGTCCGGCAACAGGTAGGCATATTTCGAATAGGCCATATCAATCATGCCATCGAAGCCGCCGCCGGCGTAAGCGCCGGTGATCGCCTCGACCTGGGCTGCTGTCGGGCCGTCCTGCCACTTTACGGTAATGGAGGCGCCGCCGGCATACTTGCTCGACACGACGGAGAATTTGACGCGCGGGAAGCGGATCGCCAATTGCTTGCGGATCAGCTTGGCGGTGTCGGTCACGGAGATATAGCGCGGGCTCATGGTCTGTGTTCCTTCGGGTTGTTCGCCCCTGCAAGGGCGCGGCGTGTCGCCGATCATGCCGCCGGCGCACCGGCGGCATGGGCTGCGGCACCGTTATGCGTATTTTTCTTCACCAAAGCACATGCACTGCAGAAAGATGTCGGCGCATGGTGCGTCTGTGTTGTCCTGAATGACCTGGGCAAAGACGTGTGGGTATTTTTCGGCCATGATGCGTAGGCCCTGAGCCATTCCCGCCTTGTTGATGCGATGCGCGCGGACGTTGCGCCGATTTTCGATGCTGAACGCCTTGCCATCTTCGATGACCTCGAAGATGTCGATAAGGGCGCCGTCCTGCCAGAACGCCGGCTCTGCATACCAGTGGGTGAATTGCTTGGCGCGCTTTTCCGAATTGCCGACCGGCCAAATCCCCGCGCACCATCCACCTTTTTCCGCATTCGTCACAGGGTCGCCGCTTTCGACCGCGCTGCACATCATGTTGGCGATGACCTCGGCTTTGACTTCCAGTGTAATTCGCATGGGCTCTCTCCGTGCTTCCTTCGGGTTGGTGTTCGCCCCTGCAAGGGCGCCCGCTTTGATGCGGTGAAAACATCCTAGGATGAAGCATCCTAGCACGTCAAGAGCCATCAACAAAAAAAATTTTGAGCCGGCCGCGCTTCGGAGCGGCCGCCGAAAAACTGCATGTTATTTGTCAACCGCTGGCGCGATCCCGCGCCCGGTGGCGAGTGAAATTCGCCGTCTGATCTGTCCGACCATCGCGGCCGCATGCGCTCGACCAGGTGCGCCGCGCGTGCCGCAAACTCAGCATCTAGCGCGGCTTTTGCACCCGCGCCCGCGCCCGATGCCGCAAAAGAATAACCGGCGCGCCGAAGCGCGGCGCACTCTTGCCTGCGCGCCTTGACGGCGCGCGCTTTCGAGCAGCGGAGAACGCGGCCCATCGCGTGGCAAGGTGCTGGCCTTGCAGCGTCGGGCGCGGGGTGAAGACACCTAGACAGCCATCAAGACAGGGCGGTGTCTCACCTCAAGCGGCTGGCGCTAAAAGCGAACTGGACGCAAAGACACAAAGACACCGGCTAATGGTCCCCTACACATGCGCGCGCGCGAATGCGCGCTTTAGGTGGTGTCTTACTGTCTTTGTGTCTTGAGAGGATGAAAAGAAAGATAGGGCAGCGCCTTGCTTCAAGACAGGCAGGCTGACAGCGGCAAGACACCACGGCGCGGCGCGGCTCGGCGCGCGCGGAGTGAATTAAATATTGCCGTTTATTCGGGGGTTTTGTCGTGAGTGCGGGCGGCCGCGCCGACGTGACGCGCGAGATCGTCCGCGCGGCCGCGGCCGAGGCGGCCGCGCCGCCGGCGGACCAACTCTCGATGTTCGCGGTCCCGACGCGCTTTCAGGGCGCGCGCGCCGAGGCGATCCAGGCGGGCGCGGAACTGCGGCGCGGCCGGCCGGCGGGATCCACCAATGCGGCGACTGAGGATTGGCGAAAACTCCTGCTTTCGCGCGGGAAATCGCCGCTGCAGTCGCTCATGGAGTGGTCGTTGCACACCCCGACGACGCTGGCGGCCGAGCTCCAATGCACGCGATTGGAGGCGTTCAAGCTGCTCAAGGAGGTTTGGGCCGAGCTCTCGCCGTATCTGCATGCGCGGATGGCTCCGGTCGACGACAAGGGCGTGCCGGTGGTGCCGATGTTCCACATGAGCGCGCCTGGCGGGCAGGTCGCGGTGCTGGCCGGCGCCGGCGCGGCGCCCTGGGAAGGGCCGTGGTCGGGCTACACAGAAACGCAGCAAAATCAGGCACTTCCGCGCCCGTCCGATGCCGTGTCGGACGGCGCGGTGTCGGATGCCAAGGCTAAGGAGTTGAAAGAATGAGGCTTTCGGCGGTCTATCCCGCTGATCTGAAATCACCGGGACGGCGCTGCTGTCCTGGCGATCGAGCGGGGTCCAGACCGCTCGGCGTGGTGCCGGCCGGCGTGGCGCGTCGCGCTCCCGGCCGGCCCACCGGCCTTGCGATCGCGACCCCACCCCCCACCCCCACCGGGGCGGCGGCACCCCAAAATTCGCGCGCGCGTCACCAGTCGGCCCCTTGCGCGCGATTGGCCGCGTCGTCCTGTCTGATCCCTTCGTTCGGCAGTCGGTCGGGAAGGTCGCGCGAACAATCGAAGCGCCCTTGGGGGCGAGGGGCGCGGGATCCGCGCGCGAACTATGCGCGCGCCAAAACGAAAGGCGCCGCGCGATGACCGGCGCGGCGCCTCACGATTACGGTTCGCTGTCCGATGCGCTCGGCAATGCGCGGCCGTACAAAAATCTGACGGACTGGCTCGACAGCGACCCGGAGTATCGGAAGCAGAACCCCGATGTGGTCGACGCCGTTGTGAAGGATCGCGAGCTCAAGACGCTCGGCACCGTGAACCTGATGCGATCGGCCGGGCCTGTGAGCGATGCGTATATCTTCGCCTACGACCCGTTGATGTTGCTCAACGGGCCGGGCGGATCCGGCAAGACGACTGCCAGCGCCAAGAAGGCTCTTGTCGAAACCCAAAGGATGCGTCCCGGTCCAGACGGGGTGCGCCGATATGTGCTCGGCACCTGGCGCAACAAATACGTCAATTTGTGGAAGGCGACAATCCCCTCGTGGTGGAAAGTCTTTCCCAAGGATCTGCCGGGCTCGAAGTGGGTGGGCGCCTCGCCGCGCGATGCCGAGCATGTCGTGATCTTCGAGGATCGCCACGGCCGCTGTCACATGACCAATCGCTTCCGCGCCTTCGGCGACGCGATGGATCCAGACGACGTTCTCGGCAACGAGTTCACCGACGTCTATCTCAACGAGTGGAATACGCTGCCCGAGGAATTGCAGATTGCGCTCGCCGATCGTGTCGGCCGCGATCCGCCTTTCGAGATATCGGGCCGCGTCGGCCGTTTCTTCGGCGACTGCAACGCGCCATCGGTGACGGAATACGTCTTTCGCGATTTCTGGGAAAGCCCCAAGCCCGGCCATCGGCTATTCCGCCAGCCGGGCGGTCTCGACGACAACGCCGAGAACATCCAGGCGGTCGGGCGCGCCTATTATCAAAACTCGGTCGCCAACAACGCGCATCGTCCGTGGTGGATCAAGCGCATGGTCAAGAACGAGCCGGGCTATACGCGCGCGGCCGCGCCGGTTTGGGAGGAATGGAGCGACGAGCGCAATCTTGCAAAAGCCCATATCCCGATCATCAAGGAACTGCCTGTGCTGGTCGGCATCGACGGCGGGCTCACCGCGCGCGCCGTTTACATGCAGGAGCGCGGCGACGGCCAGTTGCGGCTTCTGCGCGAGACCGCGATCGAGCCGTGCGGCATGGAAGTGCTGGGCGATCGAATGCTGGCGATCGAGGCGCTGCCGGAATTCGCGGATTGCACCTTCGTCGATCGGTGCGACCCGGCGATGCTTGCCGGCGAGACGACGGAAGGCGAAACGTCCGATCGGCAGAAGCTGTCGGCAAAGCTCGGCCGTCAGGTGGAGCCGGCGCCGTCGCAAAACCCCGATGTTCGCCAGGACGCCATAAGGTCCAAGCTGCGGCACACATGTCCGAACGGAGAGCCGGGCCTCATTGTCGATCCGCGCTGCAAGACCATCCGCCGCGGCGCCAACGAGACCTATCATCACCGCAAGATCGCCGGCACTGACGATATCGGCGGCGTCGCCAAGACGCTGGATGGTCACACCTGCGAAGCGGCGGAATACGGCGCACAGCTTTGTGGCACCGCCATCGCCCGCAAGCGCGTGGCCGATATCAGGCGTGAGAAGGAAAAACGCCGCGAGGAAAACCGCAAGGCGCCGCGGCGCGATCCGCTGGCAAGGCGGCGCGCATGATCGTCCGCCAGGCAACCGACGACGATATCCGCTTCGCGATGGCGAACCTGTCGGCCTGGAGCCGCGCCGAATACGAGGCTTGCGCCGCGCCGCTCGGCGGGCTGGAGGCGCTTGAGGTTGGCCTGCTGCGGGCGCGGCCGAACCTGCTGGCCCTGTTCGCTGTCTGCGACGACGCCGGCCGGCCGGGCTTTATGATGATCGTGGCGCGGGCCGAAATGGGCCAGATCGAGCTCGCGGGCTTCACCACCAAATTCTTCGACGCCATCCACCGGCCGTTCTGGCTGTGGCTGATGCGCGACTTCCGCGAATTCGTCGACCGCCACTGTTTCCGCAGCACCATGTCGATCGCGACCGGCCATCCGCGCTGGCATGCCGCGCTGCTGCGCCTGGGCTTCGTCGAGTCCAGCGAGCGCGAGACCATCGGCGGCCGCGAATTCGTCCACCTTGAGCGGATACGGCCGCGGGCGGCGGTTGACCGGCGCGGCGCGGCGTTACGGTCCCCGTCCATCGACAGCCACAAGGCCGAGGTGCCCCGATGAGCAACCCTGTCAAGGCGATCACGCGCGCGCTCGAACCGGCGACAAATGCGATTGGTCGCGTGTTCTCGCCGGTGGAGAAGGCAGTCAACCGCGCCTTTACCTTGCCGGACATGGGCCAGGGGGCGACAGCCGCCACGATCGAGGGTCAGACAGCGGCGCTGCGGGAAGCCAACGCCATCGCCGAAAAAACCGCAAAGGATGCCAATGCGCGCCTGGCCACCGCGGCAGTCGCTCCGGAAGACAGCGAAAGCGCGCGGCGGGCGGCCGAGGCGCGCATGCGCCGCCTGCAACAGACCACCGGCTTCACCAACGGCACGCAGACTTTCGGCGCCGCGCCGATCGGCTTCCGCCTTCTGTCGGGTGGCTGATGGCTGAAATCACGCGCGATATCACCTGGCGCGATCTCGACGGTGTTCACTCCGGCCTGCGCAGCACGCGGGCGAAGGAGGAACCGATCTGGCGCGATATCGCCCTGTCGCTCGAAGAAGACGGCGGCGACGGCTTCGATGTGCGATCGAGCGACACGCGCAACAAGCCCGCCTATGACAGCACGCCGCTCTACGCCAGGGATGAGTTTGTCGGCTCGCTGTTCACCGAGGCGATCAACCCGGCCGATCCGTGGGTGTCGGTGTCGATCGAGGACGTCGATCTGAAAAAATACGGGCCGGTCGCGGACTGGCTCTACAGCACGACGGCGAAGATCGCCGCGTCGTTCGATCCGTCCGTTTCGAGCTTCTATGTCGAAATGGTGCCGACGCTGGCCGACATGGCCGCTTACGGCGGCGGCTTCATATCGCAGGAAGACAATATCGGCGGCGACAGCCTGACGATCGACCGCGCCCTGCCGATCCGTGAAATGTTCAAGGACGTGGACGCCAACGGCGACACCGCGCGCCTGCACCGCGAATTCATGCTCACCGGGGCGCAGGCCAAGGGCAAGTTCGGTGATATCGCCTCCGGTTTCAGGGACGATGAGAAGATCCTTTTCGTGCATGCGGTGTTCAGAAACCCGGATCACGACCCGAACCGCCGCGGCGCCCAGTTCATGCGCTGGCGCTCGGCTTACGCCTCGCCCGACAAGACAAATTTCGGGCGCGTCAGCGGCTTCCATGAATGCCCGATCCACGAGATCGAATGGCAGCGCAAGTCGGGGCGGGCCTGGGCGCGCGGCCTCGGCCACAAGGCGCGCGCCGACATGGGCATGCTCGATGAGGTGGCGCGCTCGGTGCTGACCGGCGCGCAGTTCGCCGCGGAGCCGATGTGGCTGGTCCACGACGAAAACGTGATGACCGCGGCCGACATTCAGCCAAACGCCGTCATCGCCGGCGGTATGTCGAGCGGAACCGGCAAACGCAATGTCGAGGCTGTCGACATGGGCGACAACCTCACGCTGCCGATGACCATTCACGAAAAGATCAAGGCGGCCGTGCGCGATGGCTTCAAGTTCTCGCTGATGCAGATCGCGCACAGCCGGCCGCAGATGACCGCCAGCGAATTCCTCGGCTGGAAGGAGGAAAAGCTGCGCGTCTTGGCGCCGAACCTTATCACCGTGCATCGCGGTCTGGCGCCGCTCATCCGCCGCCGCGCCGGCATTCTGCTGCGCGCCGGCAAGATCCCGCCGCTGCCGCCCGAGCTGGAAGGTGTGCCGCTCAAGCTGGAATTCCGCTCGCCCTTCGACCAGGCGCAGAAGGCGGCCAAGGCGCGCGGCAAGGCGCAACTCGTCTCGACCGCGCTCAATGCCCGCGAGCTCGATCCCGAGGCGGCGGACAATCTCAATATCGACAACATCATGCGCGGCATCGCCGATGGTTTGACCGGCGATCCCGGCGATGTGCGCGATCCGCGCGAAGTGGCCGAACGCCGCGCCATGCGCGCCCAGGCGCAACAGGCCGATGTGGATCTCGCCCGCGGCGCGGCGCAGGCCGGCATCGTCGCCGACGTCGCGCATGCGAGCAAGGCCATGAGCACGGTCGGCGGCAAAGGGAGGGCGGCGTGACGCTCGGCCAGATCTTCAGGCTGATGCAACAACACTGGCCATTCGCGCCGGGCCGCGGCGCCGTGGTGTCGGGCTATATGGCACTCGGCATCCAGCATCAGCACACGCTCGCCGATATCGGCCTGCGCAATTTCGTCTTCTCGCCTCTGCCAGAGACGGACAGCGCCATCGCCCTGGCGCGTGCCGAGGGCCGCCGGCAATGCGCCCTCGAAATCATGCAGCTTGCCAAGGCGCCGCCGGCGCAACTGCAAAAACTGCTTGAGACCAAACCTGTGGAGACTGGATGATGAAACTTCTGGACACGACTTTCGGCTTCGGTTCGTTCCTGCGTAACGCGGATGGCGGAGCGGGTGGCGGCGGTGGCGCAGCAGCTGGTGGCGCGGCCGCTGGTGGTGCCGCGGCAGGTGGCGCGGCGGCTGGTGGTGCCGCCGCTGGTGCCGCGGCAGATGGT